TTCTTCTTTCCAATTCTCATAGACCAATCCATCAACGATACCCCAATTACCTAGACCAGCTACTTGGTATCTTCTAGGATTGTTCTTTTTCATTTTTTCAAATACCCTTAAGTCTGCTACATCCAACCATTCATTACATAAGTAGTTGGTTGTTATAGCAAGGATATCTTCATCAGGTTCACAATCAAAGAACCTTTTCTTAATCCAATGCCTTTCATTCCAAGGGTTGAATGTTAAGGTTATCTGTTTAAATAATCCTTCAGGTACTTCACCACGAATAGATTCATCTAGGATGTCAAAATCTTCTTCCTTCATGATTTCATAGGCTTCTTCAATCCACATCCAACATAAGCAACCAACATCTACTGTTATTGATGTAACCTTTAATGGATCATCTAATCCCCTAAAGTATATCTTTTGTCCTGTTGGCTTATAAGTCATTTCAAGTGGTGATTCTTTAATATCCCACCAATCATCTACATGCAATCTATGTATTGCCCACTTTAATTCTGCAAAGCAAGAATCCTTTAATGTTCTAAATGTTTTACGAACAACTAAAAGATTTGCTTGTGGGTACTTCATCATATTTGTAATGTACCATAAAGCAGTTGTTTTTGACTTTTTAGATGCTCTTGAACCCTTGACTACTCTATATCTACCCTTGAATGCCCAAAAGCGTTTATAACCCTTTCCTACAAGTTTAGGAAGGTGTAATTTTATTACATTATTATTCTTCAAGTTCATCATCCCCACTTATTACAACAGGGATTGCACCATCCACATTTACCTTATCAGTAAATAATCCATAACGCTTACCAAGTAGTTCTGCAGCTTTCAGTTTTTCTTTTTCATCAGGTGCTTTGGTCATCTTCCTTGCAACTGATTCACCTAACCCAACACCTTCAACTACTACAACTTCAGATGTCGATTGTCCACGAACTACTGCAGTAAGATATTTAAGGACTTCATCCTGGTCTGCAATTAAGGATTTTTCCTTTTCATCCATTCTTTTCTTTATATATTCTTTGATGTAGGGTTTTGCTAAGTTTTCATTTCCTATAAATCTTGCAGTCTTTTTTGAATAACCAGCTCTAATAGCAGCTTGTGTGGCATTTAGATCCACAAGATATTCATCACAAAACCTTTTCTGTTTTTCAGTCATCTTTACCACATCATCACCACCTTAATAGAATGCAGTCAGTCACATTAGTAAAAAAACACCGAATAATAATCATTTGAAAGGAGGAAATCAATGACAAAAGCAAAAAACCTAACATGACTGACTTATGAGGGTAAAGAAAAAGGACTACCAAAAGTGGTAATCCCCATTTCTTTACATTATAATGATATCACACATATTATGTGAATTAATAGGAAGTGTTTAGAATTTTTTCAACTTCAATCAATGCCCTACCATGTAATTCAGTTATCCATCTATATGTGTAATTCATTTCAACTGCTATTTCTTCCCAAGTTTTAAAGTTTAAATATCTTTCATGTAAGATATAAACATAATCTGCATTAGTAACCTTATCTATAACACTAATAATTTCTTTCTTCAACTCAATTGATTTTATAACATCACTTTCAAGTCGATTCTTGAATTCAATAATCTTAATATATAGATTTTCCTGACTTTGTGGATTAGGTGAAGTACTAACCCTTTCACCACCATAATTTTCACCATTCAAGGTCATAGCCTTTAGTTTCTCTATTTCATCTTGCTTATTCTTAATCAAGTAATCTAATCTTTTAACTTGCATTAAATAATCCTTAGCATTCATACTTCTACCTAACCTTTCCCTAAAATCCTTAAAAATAGCCTGTTCAACATCTGTTCAAGATGTGTTCAAGATATTTTTAGGGTATGTGAACACTTTTTTTGGCTTACCTAAGCCATTTTTTCGATTTTGTTCAAGTGTTCACATGATTTCTTATATATTCTTATATATTCTTATATATTATATAAATATTAATTAATAACTAATTAACGTATTTAGTTAATTTTTAATTTTTTCTAATTATATAAAGAATTAATTTTGTTCGTGAACAACTTGAACAGTCAAAATAATGGCTTACCTACAACATTTTTAGGTGTTCACTATTGTTCATTTGGTTCACCTGTTCAAGATGTTCAACATACTTTTGAGTTTTAAAACACCCTTCAAAAATTAACTTTATTAAATTTACTTAATTTTCAATTAATTTTTACCAAGGAAGTCTACCCCAAATTTTAACAAAGCCATCAGACATTTTCACAAAGATTTCATCAACTGCATCAATAATACTTTGGTCAGCTAATAGGTGTTTGTTACTTTCACTAATTACAACTGAAGTCATTTCTATTAAAGCATTACCTACAGAAAAGCCAAATCTACCAATTAGTAAATCACCTGGTTTTAGCATATCCATGCAAGACTTGTGATAAATATCTTTATACTTTGGGTTCACATTCTTCACCTTCATCTATAGGTTTATATCCTACACCTTCATCCATTGGTTTTCTACAATAATCATGCATTCTGAATATTGTTTCCCTTAATGATTCCACATCATTTAATATTGCTTTTTGTTCAATATATCTAATAGGATTCTTTTCATCCTTAAGTTGATTTTTTAAATCTTCACTTCTTTTCCATAGTGCTTCTATAATTTCACGCACTATTTGTCCATAGTCAACTTCATATGGTTGACAATTACATTTATCTGACATTCCTTTTACCTTAACCTTTCTTTAATATGTGGGATTCCACATGCCATTTCTTTCCCACTATCATCATATTCAAAATAACTTTCACCTTTCTTTAAATCCCTAGGTGGAAATTTTTCATCTAGATGCCAATGTGTATGATATAAAGTCAAGTCTTTACACCTAGGACACTTCAACATAAATGGAATAGGTTGCCACTCTTTCCCATTTGTAGTTGAACCTAACTTCAATCTACTATCTAGATTAAATAAAACTTTACAACCACATTTACATGCATATATAACTGATCCATCTACTACAATATTTTTCATCTTCTACACCTCAAAAGTTCCTGGCATCACATATATTGTTCTACCATTTTCAACATACTCATGGATTACATTAAGCACATTCAAGGCTGCATCTTTATCCTTATAATCACCTAATGTGATATAGTTACCATAAGCATCTACACCTTTTACAGCTTCACCAATCACCACAAACTTATGGCAATCAACTAATATCATTTTACTTTGACTTCTGATCCACATAATAATCACCTTTAAGCCACCAAGTCTTTCCATAATTGCTTAATGGTTCTATTTCAGTAAAACCGAATACTTTGTCATAATAATAAACACATATTGTACAACCATCTTCTATTATGCCTTGTGCCACACATATAGAGCCATTAACAACAATATCTTTATTAAATAACTTAAGCACCACTTCTAATGGACACCCTAATTCTTCTTCTAAATCCTCTAGTTTACCTAGTTTTTGAACACATTTAAAATGGTCATTTGCTACATAACCTATATGTGAATTGTCTATATGACTAAAAACAAAATCCGTTAATCTAAATTCTCTCATTCCCCTAACACCTCTTTCAACAGATACCCAATATCATTCCTAACCATAGATTTAGAATTCACACCATCTACTGCTAGTTGTTCTTCCCACTTAATCAGATATTCTAAAATCAATTCTAATTTTTTACTATCTTCAGAACCAACTATCCTTATTTCAACATTCATTGCATTTGCTAATTTAATAAGCCTTGCTTCAACATCCTTAGACCTTCTACACATATAAACAATACTTTGCATCTTATCAATTACTTCCAAGCGTTCTAAGGCTTGTTGGATAGTACTAATTAAACCATTACTATCTTTATAAGCCTTTATTAATTCTTGTTTTACTTCAAGTCTTAATTCAGGTTCAACATAATCAATTCTTGTTATGTATTCAATTAGCCATTTTAATTTTTCTAATGCTTCTTCACCTGTCACAAGTCAACACCACCTAACTTATTTGCCCAGGCTTCAGTATAAAACCAATAATAACTGACCTTATGCTTCTTCCTATATCCTCTAAAGCAGCTATTCCAAATGATGCTTGGAAGTCCTATCACTAATAGATAGAACCATCCAAGTATCAAACTTTGTCTATAATGACCATATTCATGTAGGATGATATCTTCATCATCCCAAGAACTTTCACATAAGAATATCTGATTTCCAAGTGAAACTGATCCACATTTCATATGTGTATAGTGGACAACAATTCCCTTTTCATGGATGTGATATGATGCTTCAGTTTTGACAAATAACTTCAGCATCAATGCCACTAGCTGTTGTGGTAAGCACCATATGAATTTAAGAAACCTAAGCATCATCATCACCCCAATCATCATCTATTACCGATATCTTATGACTTGCTATATTCACATCAACAATTTCATAAATAAAATCATCATGTCCATATGTCTTATTCATTTGATATCTAGCCTTAGTTACATTTTGGAACAGATATACTTCACAATCATCAAGTGCTTTAATATTCTTGAATCCGTTATATGTATATACCTTCATTGAATCCATTGTTAATGTTTTAACTATTACTTTTCTTTGCCTTATTTCTAACATAATTACCCCCTAACATAAATACCTGTAAGTTTACCCTTGATTCTTCTTCTAACAACTATTAGACCAAGTCTTTTATTCAGTTCTTTAGAAAAATTAGCCAAGGTCATTTCTACAAATCCATTTTCTACACAGAACATTTTGTACATCCTATAAACATCCCTACTAGCCTGATTTTCAATATCAGAAAGTTCATGTTCTTGTAAGAATAGAATGATAGGATTGTTGGAAACTTCATATTCATCAAGTTCCTTTTGAACCTTATCTGATTTAGTGAATGCATTATGCTTAAGCACTCTTTTTAAGCCTTCTATTGCAATATTGATTGCATATTCCATAACTGCTTCATCCTTCAATTTATAAGTAATGAATGGATCAAAATCATCATCCATTTCACTAAAGTTAGCATTGAATGGAATGATTACTAATCTTCTTAATACTGCACCTGTCTTATCCTTCATTTTAGGAATATCATTTGCACTATAGATTTGTTTCGCATATACTTTTAGGAAGAATATATTTGGATCACCTTTGATTTCTGCTTTTACTTGGTTACCACTAACTACCTTTTTAAAGTTAGCAATTGCAGTACCTTGTAAGAATTCATCAGATATATCATCACCAATGTTGGCTAGTACACCACCCATTGTTGCAACTGAAAAGCGTTCATCTAACTGATTTAAATCTAAAGCTGAATAATTTCTTGTACCTAAAACATCTTTGATAAGATTCAGGAAGGTACTCTTACCATTTGAACCTTTACCTGTTAATATGAAGGATTTGGACATCTCATTTCTTCTATAGAATAGATATCCAATACATTCTTCTAGAAGCATCCTAATTTGCTTATCATTACATGCTATCTTGTTAAGCGTTCTATTAAGTAGTTCTGAATAAGCATTAGGATTATAGTTATGTGGAATTTTATTTGTAATCACAATACTTGGATCAAATGGTAATAGTTTATCTGTAGCCAAATCATAAATA